TAGGCTCACTTGCGCCCATGATTGGTAAGCTATTTGACGCTAAGTCTGTAGCTACAAAAGCCATGCTTCAGGCTAAACAGTCTGGCAAAGGCTCAAACATGGGTACGGCTTTGCAGATTGAGATGGCTTTAGAACAGGCTAGGGCGTTTGAGGAAGAGTTAAAGATGCTCTTCATGCAGACAGGAAAGATTGACGTATGGCAGAAGATTAAAGCCCGTCAAGCAGAGATGGACTTGGCAGATGCCAAAGAAATTAGTGCATTAAAGAAGGCAGAGAAAGCAGCTAAACAAAAAGAGCAAGAACAACTAGAGATTGGCTTGGCAATAGGTGGAATCTGTTTTGTATTGTTTCTAGTCTTTGTTGGCGTCAATGAGTTGATGACATTCTGTGAGACAACAAGAAGGTGTGGTCGGTGAATGAGTATCAAAAGACCTTTGATCTATGCCTCAAAATCTTTGTTTACGGAGTAGTGGCTTTGTACTTCTTAGGTTTTCTGAAGTTCTTACCTGATGATCTGTCTGACAGAATTGTCAATCTTCTACTTGGAAAGGTTGGTCTTGGTAAATGAAATACTTACTTGTATTTGTAGCTTTTATGCTACATGGTTGTGATGAGAAATATCGCTATTTTTGCCAAAACCCAGACAATTTCCATGCTGAACAATGTCAAAAACCTAGATGCCAATTCACTCAGACTTGCCCTGAGTACTTGGTTGCCCCAATCTTGGAGAAAAAAATCAATGATGTCCAACCAGAAACAAAAGTTAACAACTGAAGAGATTGAGGTAAGAATTTGGGGGTTTGTTGTGATTGCAGTCACACTTATCCTCATGTTTATTGTTGCTGCTTTGCTCTACTCTGTGACTTTTGTCACTCAGCCAATCAAAAGTATGGCCCCGATTGACCAAGCCTATACCAAGATGCTGAACGACATTGTTCTGCTAATCGTGGGTGGTATTGGTGGAGTTATTGGTAAACGGGCTATGTCTAGTGCCGCTAGAGCGTTTAATCCTCCAACGCAACCAATGTGTCAACCAATGGGCTATGGAGGCTCTCAGGGCGGTTTTAACTCGTCCTATGCCCCTCCGCAATCTGCGTATGGTTTGCCTAGTCAACCATTTGGTGCTATGCCTGTTTGGAAGAACCCAGAGTTGGATGAATCTTGGACACCTGGCCCTCCTCCAACTACGCCACCTGACCACTTAGAAGATGACCAAGAGCGTGAAGAACTGGCTCAAGCAAGAAAAGAGGCTGAATAATGTTCCCAATCCCTTTGCCTTGGATAATCGTGGGTGTTTTGGTATCTCTCTTTGGTACATACCGAGTTGGACACCACTATGGATGGCTAGAACGTGATGGCGACATGAAGATTGCCATTGCTCAAAAGAATGATGAAGCTCGTAAGATCGAGCAAAACATGACCGAAAAACTTTCTCAACAATCTGCCAAACTTCAGGAAGCCAATGATGCTATCAACAAAAAAACTACTGCTCTTGCTGTTGCCAATCGTGCTGGCAAGTTGCGCCTCTGCCCCCCAAGTAACGTACAAACCACCACAAATACCGCCTTTACCAGCTCAGATTCAAAAGCAACCAGTGAACCTAACAGACCGACTAATGAACCTTCTGATGCCGAAAGAGCAACAATCGATGCCATCGCAGAAATAGTCGCTCAAGGGGATAAGAATACTGTCGCTTTGAACGCTTGCGTAGACTCGTATAACCAGATGAGAGATTTGCTAAATGGTAACAAATGAACAATTAGCTAGATTACATATTGGTAATCAATGGGTAGATGCTCTGAACGCTACCTTTGATCGTTTCAACATTGATACACCAGTTCGCCAAGCGGCATTTATTGGTCAATGTGGGCATGAGTGTGGCAACTTTAGACTGCTTGAAGAGAACCTTAACTATCGTGCTGAAACTTTACAGAAGTTATGGCCTAAACGCTTTGATGCCGCCAAAGCACAGGCTTGCGCTCGTAATCCTAAGTTGATTGCAAATACTGTTTACAGCTCACGTATGGGCAATAGAGATGAAGCTTCAGGGGATGGGTATCGTTTCCGAGGCCGAGGATGTATCCAGTTGACAGGCTCTGCAAATTATCACCATGCAGGTCAGGCACTAGGTGTTGACTTCATTATGGAGCCTGATTTGGTTGCTACGCCTCAGTACGCTGCCCTTACAGCAGGGTGGTTTTGGGACACTCACAAGCTAAACCAATTTGCTGATGTCCGTGACTTTAAAACCATGACAAAGAAGATAAATGGCGGTTTTATTGGCCTTGAAGACCGCATCAAACATATAAATCATGCACTTGAAGTTTTAACAAGTTAAATATAATTGTCATAAATACTGTATAAGGTGTTGAAATGCCTAACATTCCTACACCAGAAGATGCAAAACTTTTCGCACAAAGTGTCAGAAAGTGGCAGCGAATTCTTAGTCTGGGTGATTGGAGAATTGAAAAAGGAAGTAAACCAGCAAAGGCTGCTATGGCTTCTGTTGAGTTTAATACTTCTGCTCGATTGGCTACTTACAGACTAGGTGATTTTGGTGCTGAGAAGATCACACCTGAGTCTCTGGATCAGACTGCTTTGCATGAGTTGCTTCATGTGTTTCTGCACGATTTAATGACTGTGGCGCAAGACCCTAAATCATCTCAAGATGAAGTGGAAATGCAAGAGCATAGGGTTATCAACTTGCTAGAAAAATTACTGTCTAAGGATTCTCATGGTTTCAAGTAATAACATGAATTCTTGTACAGATGAGCAGTTTATGGAACTGTGGGACAAGCACCGATCTGTTACGAAAATAGCAAAGATTTTAGGGATCACTGAAAGAGCAGTTAACTACCGCAGACGTAGCATGGAAAATACCCATGATGTCAAATTGGGCGCTAATGATTCTCGCAGTGCCAAATATGATGCTACAAGGCCAAAATCGTTCTCTCCTTTAAAACAAGTAGACCTTGGCATCCTAGATGGGACTGTGATTGTCTTCTCTGATGCTCACTTCATACCTGGTCAACGCTCAACAGCGTTTAAAGGGCTTCTATGGGCTATAGAGAAGTTTAAACCCAAGGCGGTAATATGTAACGGGGATGCCTTTGATGGTGCGTCTATAAGCCGCCACGATGTAACTGATGAACCACAGACTTCTGTTATCCAAGAGCTAAAGGCTTGTCAGGGTGCGTTAGGCGAGATTGAGGAAGTTGCTAAAGCAGCGAGACACAATGTAAAGTTATTGTGGACATGGGGCAATCACGATATTCGGTTTGGCAATAGATTAGCGCAACACGCACCACAGTTTAAAGATGTTATTGGTTTTAAACTGACAGACCACTTTCTTGATTGGGAGTTCTGTTGGGCAGTCTGGGCTACTGAACAATGTATTATTAAACACCGATATAAAGGTGGCGTTCATGCGACTCACAACAATACAGTAAACGCTGGTGTGTCAATAGTTACTGGACACTTGCACTCTTTGAAGGTAACGCCATTTAGTGATTTTAATGGCGTGAGGTTTGGCTGTGACACAGGAACACTTGCTGAGACTGATGGCCCACAATTCACCTATGCCGAACTAAACCCTAACAACCACAGATCAGGATTTGCGGTGTTAAACTTCTTTAATGGTCAACTATTATGGCCTGAGTTAGTCCACAAGTTTGATGAGGACATGGTTCAGTTTAGGGGTGAAGTGATTGATGTAGGTGCATTTTGAGTGCTTGGCTAATCATACTTACGGGGGCTATTTACGCCTATATTGCTGGTGAACAGCTTTGGAAAGATAACCCACACATGGCTATTGTGTACGCAGGGTACGCATTTTCAAATGTGGGTCTCTATCTGTTGGCAAAGTAGCTTATTCGCTATCGTCTAAACCAGCAACAATTACTTCTTCTGCTGCGTCTTCTTCAAACTCATCTTCAAGTTCGTCAATAGCTTCATATTCAACTTCCCACCCATTCTCCTCTTGGAACTGGATAAATTCTTGAATGATTTGAATCTTCTCGAAGTCAAAGGTTTCAACAACAATTTTCTCACTGCCTGTCCAACCAAATTCCATTTCAAATTTCATGGTGTTCTCCTTACGCAACCGATTGTTGCAATGAAATACTAGGCTAAATTTATGTCAGTCAAGTGTCTTCTGAAACACTCCGTTGGGCAATAGTGTGCCCTTCCGATTCTTAATCTGATCGTACGCTATTTCCATGCAGTCTACCAGATGTATGTCTTGCAAAGCGCAATAATTGATAAGGCAGACCATGACATCACCAACAGAATCCACAATAGCTTCTTTGTCATTTTTAATCGTGGCATCTGCTAATTCTCCGATCTCTGACATTGCTTTTAGAAGCTGAACTTCTGCTGTACTGTTTGGGATAATCTTACGGGCTTCTGACCATTGAATGATCTTCATCTCAATTGCTGCGTAACTCATCTCACTCTCCTTAAAGGTTCTTGATATTTCTCTGGTGGTGGTGGAAGCATTTTCTCTGAGGGTGGAGTCCATCCATGTTTTCTCCAAATAGCTTGGACATCCGAACCTGATTCCCATTTGAAATCTTTGTTTGGCATAGATGGATAACTGATCTTTGAATACGGGGGTTTTTCTATCATATTGCCCATTCTCTCTCGTTTCTGCCTGAATTTGATTTAACTGTTTTACCAGTTAGATGGATAAGACCAATCTTCTGCATTTCGTTTAAACGTCTTGCAACTTGATTGCTCTCTAGTTTGGTCAGAGATGAGATGCCATCCTTTCCAAGCGCACCATAGGTCTGTAAACACTCCAGAATGATGTCATAGTGTTTGTTGACTACTGGCTTGATTGCCTCTGCTGCTTCAAATGAAGTGAGAGGGTCTGTAGTCCTAACTCGTGGAAAGTTAGGAAATATCCTATCGAAAGCACTTTTAATATCCATTATTGACTCCTATTGGGTGAGGGGAAAACTGCTCGTCTGCAAGCTAGGAAAATCCTTTGCACAGCTCTCCCCTCGAGTTTATATTAACTTAAAACGGGTCTTTATCAAAATCGTCTAACCACTCTTTGTGTTCAGACATATCTGCTTTTTTAGGGGCTGGCTCTTTTGGTGATACTGCCAAGCCCATAAATTTTCCTGATTTTCCATCTTTAACCCAAGCTGACAACCAGTAATCCTTGCCATCAACAGTAATATTCCCTTTGTAATGGGGATGTTTATCTGTTTCTTTCTTATCGTTTTTAAATAAAACGCCTGAATTATCTTTTTTGTCCATTACATTTCCTTCGCTTTCTTTAACGCTGAACGCACTTTACTAGGCAGGAGTGTCCACAATGCAATCTTTTGTTCTGCATCAAGGTTCTCTCCTTCCAACTTATCCCAAGCTGCCTTGGGGTCACCTTGCTCACAGGTAGCAATCAATTCAACTGCCATCTCTTGCAAGTACTGTAATTCCTCTGGAGGAATATTATCTTGTGCGCCTTGAGTAGGCGTAATCACTACTGATCTGCCCTCTTCAGGTAAGTCTTCACCCGCATAAATGTATAGACCCAAGCCATGCAGACTTAAAGCCTTTGTCATGCAACGCATAATGGCAGTGTTTACCGCAAACGCATCGGGAGTTGGGATGGCCTTGTTGCGATAGTCCATCACAGGCAACTGACAAGTCATTGGTTTGCCAAACATGGTAGCGGTAACGAACACCATTGCCGTACCATTTATGTCCATGAAACACTTGTCGCCAAACATCTCTACCTTGTAGGTGGCGGTAGGATCAGCTTTAAGAGCTTCTGCCCATGCCCAAGCCCATGATAGGTAGGTCAAGTTGTTTTTCTTCTCTGTATGAGAATTGACATCTTTTTTAAGTAACGCTTCTATTGACATATTAACTCCTTTGATTTTCATTTAACTCTTGTTGAATAATCTCTTTTTGTTGTTCAGGATATAAATCCTTGAACTCGATAAAGTCTGCTTCTTGGCAACAAACTATTTTATCTCCCTTAATTGCCAAGCAATAGGGGCAGTAGTGTATGTCTGAGAACTCTGACACATAGGTTTGGAACAGTGTTTTCATGTGAGACTATCGAAAGCCATTTCCCACACAACATCACCAGCTAGATCAGTAAGTTTGTTCAACTCATCGTCTGTCAATGGTGTTCCATCTTCATAGCATCCACCTGAAAAGTAGGCATCAGCAAAGTCTGGATAATCACTGCTATCTACTCCATCTACTTCTAGGTCTACAACCTTTTTTCCATTAAGAATCGGCATCATTCGCCCCTCACTTCTATCATTGCATCTGCGTATTGATAAGCACGAGTTGCAATTTCTTCATAGTTCATTTGTGGGTCTATGCCAGCAATAATCCCATGCATTGCTTTTGCTGCAAAGTAATCACGCAATGTCATGCCGTTTCCCAAAGGAAAATACTCATCGTATTGGCAAGGAAAAGCTGGTTGATTTTTCATATTTACTCCTGTTTGTTTATTAAAATGTAGGCTTTTTGTTGCCCACACCCATAATGTGCCACACCTTTTTATCTTTTTATACTAGGATAAACCCTAATAGACAAGCATAAAAACAACAGTAGTATTCTGAGCATGAAAACTGAAATACTTGAAAAAAGATGCGCTGAAGCCTTGCTTGGGTACGCTCAAACAATGGCAGATGCTTATACAACCGAACCAGAGGACTTTGATGCGGCTGTAACAGCTTTGCTTGCTAGAACGCTAGAACTCCATCTAAACCGAACAATTAACATAGAGAACCTTTACAAATGACCCAAGAAGCAGTTATCAGAGCATTGCAAAACGGCCCACTTACATCCTACCAAATAGAGGATTTAACAGGCATACCCAGACTTTCTATTGCAGCTTGTTGCACAAAGATGAGCTATAAGAAGAAATTAAAAATTGGAAAGATTAAGATGGGCAGGTCATGGGTTTCTCAGTACACCTTAGCGCCACACATGATTGAGGCTGAAAAGGTAGAAGAGCCACGTGACTTTTTGAACCCGTTTGACATCAGGAATGCACAAGGTATCTTTACTAAGGCTGAATATGCGACTATGAACGCCCAGGCTGTAAGATTGCTTGGCAGACAACCAACAAATGAAATAACCAACAATCAATTTATTTGATACAATGTTTTGAAACACGGCTAGATGGGGCTTGATCTCCCCATCGAAAAGCGAGCCTCTCCGCCTGCCGATTGTTTCTTTCAGTAGAGGACTGAGCTAGGAAAAATCATGCTATTGCAGCCTAAAAATTGGGCCGTCTTTCAACATTACAAAGACAGATGCCCCCCTTGGATAAAACTTCATCGTGACCTGTTAAACGATAGGTCTTATATGCGCTTGCCTATTGCTAGCAAGGCACTAGCACCTATGCTCTGGTTGCTTGCAAGTGAATCAAAAGATGGTGTTTTTGATGGCTCACTAGATGAGCTAGTCTTTCGTTTACACGTCACGCCAAAAGAATATCAAGATGGAGTTAAGCCATTGATTGATAACGACTTTTTCATACTTGTTAGCGGAGTGCTAGCAGAACGCAAGCAAGTTGCTATCCCAGAGACAGAGGGAGAGACAGAGACAAAGAAGAAGGCAACTATCGTTGCACCGCCTGAAGGCGTTTCTGATTCTGTTTGGCAGGAATTCAAATCTTTGAGGAAAGCCAAGAAAGCCCCGATAACCCAAAGAGCCATAGACAAGATTTCAGAGGAAGCCAAATTAGCAGGTTGGACACTTGAGAAAGCCTTGGAGGAATGTATCGTGCGTGGTTGGCAAGCATTCAAAGCAGATTGGGTTGCGAAAAAAGGAAACCCTGCCGACAACATAAGGCTTACAGTTCCAGCATCAAATGAGCCTGACGCTGCGCTTGAGAAGATCAAGGCTGATGCAAAAATAACTCGCCCTCCAACACCTGAAGAAAGGGCAATTCTTAACTCTTATCGGAGAAAAGCATGACTGAAGAAGAATGGAAAGTTATTGGTGAACTATTGGAAATCCTTAAAGAGAGATTTGATGACCAAGAACAAAGAATAAAAAATCTTGAGAAAACTATTCAATCTTTGCGGAAAGCCATCAAGTGAACTACTTTGAAGCCATGAGACTGCTAGACAGAGTAAAAGAGGGCGTACCATATCCCGTACGTCTCATTACTGAAGCGTTAATCCTAACTGGTGACTTAGATGAGTAGGGTATATACCTATGGCATACAGTAGAAAAAACATCTCTAATGCAGGAGACAGAGTTGTTTTAGAGAAGGCCGAAGCAAGGGAGATATACCGAACTTGGCAATCAAACAGAGATAACGATTTTGTTCGTGCCAGGCTTGAGCGTTGCGAAAAGGTCTATGGATCAGGAGCAAGAGATCGAGTCAGGACCTATATGTCAAGAATGAAAGAAGGACAAATTGAATGAGCTGGCTTTATTCGCAGGCGCTGGTGGAGGAATACTTGGGGGAAAACTTCTCGGATGGAGAACAGTCTGTGCCGTCGAGTGGGAAAAATACCCAGCAAGCGTATTGTGCGCCCGACAAAATGACGGACTTCTCCCCCCTTTCCCAGTTTGGGATGACGTTCAAACCTTTGACGGAAGACCATGGAAAGGAATTGTTGACGTTATATCTGGAGGCTTTCCGTGCCAAGACATCAGTTCAGCCGGAAAAGGAGCAGGAATTGATGGAGAACGATCAGGAATGTGGGGAGAAATGGCACGGATCATTGGGGAAATACGACCAAGATACGTCTTTGTGGAAAACTCACCAATGCTCACTTCTAGGGGACTTGGACGAGTTCTCGGAGACCTGGCCGCGTTGGGGTTTGATGCGAAATGGGGAGTTTTGGGAGGTCAAGAGTTTGGCGCATCACATTCAAGGGACAGAATTTGGATTGTCGCATCCGACCCCATTAAAAACGGATCACTTCAAATTTCTCAGATTTCGCAAGGAGTCAGTATTGAAAAGCACGTTTGGGATGCACAGGAATTCAATCGCTTATTGGATGACTGTCAACCATGGGAAGATACCAAGCGTGGAATGGATATATTGGGTGATGGGGTGGCCGAGTGGGTGGGCCAGTCTGAATGCCTTGGAAACGGCCAAATACCAATCGTGGCTGCAACGGCATGGAGAATCCTAAAATGACATTCATGGTAACTTTTAAAGTAGACGCTAACCCTGTTGGCAAACAAAGGGCTAGATACGTCAAGAGGGGAAACTTTGTGCAAACTTACACCCCTGAGAAAACTAGAACCTATGAAACCTTAATCAAGGATGCTGCAATTGAGGCAATGGGTAGCTCAGAACCACTAGAAACCCCTGTGAGCCTTTATTTGTATATAAGAGTACCAATCCCTAAGTCATGCACTAAAAAGCGTCTAGAAGCCATTTCTAATGGGTCAGAGAAGCCAACAAAGAAGCCTGACGCAAGTAATATCCTAAAAAGCGTAGAAGATGGCATGAACGGGGTTGTCTACCATGACGACTCGCAGATCATAAACATCCACGTGACCAAGGTTTATTCGAGTCTGCCAGGCGTTGATATTTGCGTTAAGGAGTGCTTGGAATGAGAAACCCGTTTGAGATTACCGAACCTACTTGCATCAGCTTCTCGGGAGGCAGAACATCGGCATTTATGCTGTACAAGGTTTTAGAGGCTCACCAGATGAGCCTACCGCCCGAAGCAATCGTATGCTTTGCGAATACAGGCAAGGAGTGTGAGGAGACTTTGGAGTTTGTCCATGATTGCGAGACAAATTGGGGTGTCAAGATAAATTGGCTTGAGTACAAAGCCCATGAAACCCCAAAAGATAGGTTTAGAGTAGTCAATTTTGAGACGGCAAGTCGAGATGGAGAGCCTTTCTTTGACTCAATTAACCAAAACGGCAAGCCATACCTACCTAATCCAGTTGCCAGGATCTGCACAATCAACATGAAGATTCGAGTCATTCACCATTATTTGAAGTCTTTGGGGTGGAAGCACAACGAAAACATGCATTGGGTGGGCATTCGGGCTGACGAACAACGAAGGGCAGCCAAGATTGACAGAAGCAGAACCCCACTTGTGGCGGCAGGAATTACCAAAGAACACGTTGGAGCGTTTTGGAAAAGCCATGCATTTGACCTTAAGTTGCCAAACAACAATGGGGTAACGATGCATGGAAATTGTGACTTGTGTTTTTTGAAGCCAGCTCACCAGATTCAGTCCCTAATCCAAGAAAAACCCGAGAGGGCTTTGTGGTGGATGAAGATGGAAGCCCATGCCAATAGTTCTAACAAAACCTATGGAGACGGGGCAAAGTTCCGAAAAGACCGCCCAAGTTATGCAGAAATGCACAAATATGCTTTAGCTCAGACAGATATGTTTGATAAAGATGAAGAGGGAATTGCTTGTTTTTGCGGAGACTAGGGTAAATACCTATGGTATTACGCAAGCAATTAGGTAAGATTTAATTTTTAACAGGAGTGAATCATGGAAAAAACTTGGGAATTTGACACAACTACAGGTGCAGGTAGCGAGATTGTTACTGTCGTTTATGAGTATGAAAACGATGGAGAGACAACCTATAACGAATCCATCAAAGAAGTTTGGTTTGAGGGTAGAAACGTAATAGGGCTATTCTCTGATGAGCAATTCAAAGAACTAGATATTGAAGCAGCAATGCGGTTTCAGAATCACAAACTCAACTACAAGCAGGAGGATGTATGACCATAGAAGGCATTATCCGCATGGCAAAACAGGCAGGGTTTGCTGATGAAGAAATTGATACTTGTCAACAGATATTGATTCACTTTGCCAAACTAGTAGCAGAGCATGAACGTGAGGCGTGTGTAAGTATTGTTGATGAAGCAATAGATTTTTGGGTAAAAGGAGGCTATCCAGAAGGCGCAGAAGTCAGAGAGGCTATGAATATTGCAGAAGCTATTCAAGCAAGGGGGCAAGCATGAAAAAAGAACTTCTCATTGGTTGCGGATCTAACCACACAAAGAAGATGGCAGTAGATGGAACGCCAACCTTTGATAACCTAACCACTCTGGACTACAACGCTGACCACAATCCAGACGTTTACTGGGACTTGATGAGTCTCCCACTGCCGTTTAAAGACAATGAGTTTGATGAAATCCATGCTTATCAGGTGCTAGAACACCTTGGGCAGCAGGGTGACTACAAACTATTCTTTGCCCAATTCTCAGAGTTCTGGCGACTTCTCAAGCCAAATGGTCATTTCCTTGCGACTTGCCCATCAAGAAGTTCAGTCTGGGCTTATGGTGATCCAAGCCATACAAGAATCATGCAGCTCGAACAACTGGTGTTTCTATCCCAAGATGAGTACAAGAGGCAGGTTGGCAGAACGCCCATGTCCGACTTCAGGAATATTTACAAAGCAGACTTTAAAACTGTCTTTCAAGAAGAGGACGATGACATCAGGTTTGTACTAAAAGCTATTAAGAATTGATTCTGTAGCATATAATTCAAGCCATGAAACAACGTGGCGGCTCAAGAAAAGGCGCTGGTCGCAAGAAGATCAGCGAAGAAGGTAGGACTATCCGAGCAAGGGTAGCTCCTATCCATGAGCAAGCATTGACCTTGGCAGGGAATGGTTCTTTGTCCGAAGGAATAAGACGTTTAGCAGAGAAGCATTGGAGATTGATTCATGGAGAGCAGCCCCGACAAAGCAATTCAGTATTTGATCGACACCGCACCCTTGTACGCCCAAGCGAAGTCAGAGCGCCTGTACTTGGAGGAGTTCCGAAAGTCCAAGAAGGCTCACCTGATGAGCCAGGCAGGGACGGAAGTTCTGGGTAAACAAGAAACCTTTGCCTATGCCCATGAGGAATATATCGAAGTGCTAGAGGGCATAAGAGCTGCCGTGGAAAAGGAAGAGAAGTATCGTTGGCTGATGACTGCTGCCCAAGCAAGGATCGAAGTCTGGAGAACAAACCAGTACTCAGCCAGAATGGAAATCAGGGCAACCCAATGAACAACAAGCTGAACAACAAGGAAAGATTCCACCTGGCAAGGGTGAAGATGCTTCCCTGTTCAGTATGTGATAAATCAGGGCCATCAGAAGCTCATCACTACAAGCAAGGGCTTCAATACACCTGCATAGCCCTGTGCAAAGACTGCCATACAAACCCAACACTAGGATGGCATGGTCAGAAGAGAATGTGGCATATCAAGAAGATGGAAGAGCTTGATGCCTTAAACATCACAATCCAAAGACTATTTGACTAAGACGTCAAAGTAAGCAAGTAGCCCAACACAAAGGGCTAATCCAAACCCAACAGCGGTTAACAGATCAAGTAAGTTATCTTTAAAGTCTTTCATATTCAAACCCATTTAGTAGACACGTTTAAGTCAAACGCAAAGAGATAGTAGCATTAAACAAAAGAAATAACATAGGGATAAACCCTAATAAACTGTTTGATTTTGTAGCCACAATTAGAAAAAGAAAAGAAGAGATAGACCACTCCATGTTGTCCTCATCTCATAAGAGATAGATAGAGAGAATACATAGAGGATATAAGGGATAAGGCATTGGGTTAGATAAGCATTAAAGAAACATAGAGAAACCTTTTAGAGGCCGATCTACTTACACCCTTTGCGCATCTGAGACAAACTATGCATTTTTTGCATAACCTTTGGTCTAAGGGTTTCTACTGCTGTATGCCTGACCAGGTACTGTATGGATACACAGGACTGTACGGATAGACAGTAGGGTTAGTACGTAAGGGTAGGGTTTACCCCCCCCATGTGTAAAAGTGAGGGGGTGCTGTGGCAGGGGACATAAACACACATCAACATACCCTTTACAGTCAAGACCCCCTACCCCCTCCCCCAACCACAAAAGATAGTCCCCAAAAAATTTTTTATAGTTTAGAATTTGTAGACATTAAATCAAGGAGAAGATATGGCTGGATTTCCTATGCGTAGAGCGTTGGAGAAGAAGATAGAGACTCTGGGAGGCATTGAGTTCGTTACTGCACACATAGCACAGGGAATGACTATTGGACGCTTGGCAGAGTTCATAGAGTGTTCTAGGCCCATGCTTTCTTTCTGGATAAACCATACGGATGAGAGAAGAGATGCGGTACTCGCTGCACGTAAGCTAAAGGCTGAGAAACTGGCAGAAGAGGCTTTAGAGATTGCTGATGAAGCAGATGAAACAAGTAACAGTGGAGTCAACAAAGCACGACTCCAAGTAGACACCCGTAAGTGGATGGCCTCCAAGCTAGACCCTGAGAACTATGGAGACACTGCTAAAACCCAAGTTAATATCAGTTTGGGTGATCTACACCTCCAAGCCTTAAAGCACATGGGTAAGGCTGATGTAATACTGGAAAACAATGAATAACCCCTTTATCCAGTTCATTACCCTATATCGGAATGACCCTAATCTGTTTGTCAAAGAGGTGTTGGGAGTAGAGCCTGATGATTGGCAACAAGACTTTCTTAACGCTGTCGCCACTGGTGAGCGTAAGATTAGTATCAGGTCTGGTCACGGAGTGGGTAAATCTACAACAGCTTCTTGGGCAATGCTTTGGTTCTTGTTGACGAGATATCCCGTCAAAGTCGTGGTTACTGCACCTACTTCTGCCCAACTGTATGACGCTTTGTTTGCCGAGCTAAAGAGATGGGTCAAAGAACTTCCCCAACCTATCCAAGACCTACTCGATGTTAAACAAGAGAGGATTGAGCTAAAGGCTTCCGCTACCGAGGCTTTTATCTCTGCTCGAACATCTCGTGCCGAACAACCCGAAGCCCTACAAGGTGTCCACTCTGAGAACGTCATGCTGGTAGCAGATGAGGCTTCTGGTGTCCCAGAGGCAGTATTCGAGGCCGCTGCTGGTTCTATGTCTGGTCATAACGCTTTAACCATCCTACTAGGCAATCCAGTTCGGTCATCTGGCTTTTTCTTTGACACACACAATCGTCTAAAAGATGAATGGTGGACAAGGCGGGTATCTTGTATTGACTCTACCCGTGTCAGTAAAGAGTACGTAGAAGACATGAAATCCCGCTATGGCGAGGAAAGTAATGCCTATCGGATAAGGGTTCTGGGTGAATTCCCAAGAAGTGATGATGACACCATTATCCCTATGGAATTACTTGAATCTGCCAAACATAGAGACACAAGAGCCTATGAAGATGCTCCGATTATCTGGGGACTAGACGTAGCTCGGTTTGGATCTGACTCTTCTGTCCTCTGTAAGCGCCAATCCAACGTAGTCCACACCCTAGAGCGTTGGAGAAACCTAGACCTGATGCAGTTAACAGGTGCAGTGGTGGCTCAGTACGAAGCCTGTGACCACAAGAGTAAACCCGCAGAGATTCTGGTTGACTCTATTGGACTAGGAGCTGGTGTTGTTGACCGATTAAGAGAACTAAAGTTGCCATGCAGAGGAATCAATGTGTCCGAAAGCCCTGCAATGGGTGGCACTTATCTCAATCTTCGTGCGGAACTATGGCACAAAACCAAGGCTTGGCTTGAAAAACGTGACTGCAAGATACCCAATAACGAAGATTTCATTGCTGAATTGGCGACTGTAAGGTACACCTTTACATCCAACGGCAAGATTAAGATTGAATCCAAGGATGATATTAGAAGACGGGGATTGAAATCTCCTGACATGGCTGATGCTTTTGTGTTGACATTTGCATCCGATGCCGCTACTGTGTCTTGGGGATCAAATATGTCTTGGGGCAAACCGATTAAAAGGTTGATCCGTGGCCTAGTCTGATTGCCGTTGCCATTTTAGAGCCACCTTAAGCAAGTGGCTCTTTTTTTTATTACCACAGTATGGTAGTATTGCGAAACCTATATTGGAGATTCCTATGAAAATGGATGAAGCAGCCAAAAAGATTGGCAAGGTAATGGGTGAATACAAGCGTGGCAAGCTCAAGTCTTCCTCTGGTCAGAAGGTTAAATCCCGTGACCGAGCAGTAGCTATCGCAATGAGCGAGGCTCGTGCTATGCCAAAACGTGGTGGTCGTACCGCAACCAACCGAAGCAAAAAGTAACTTAAGGAAAAATTATGTCTTTCTTAACAAGAGATAACAATGGAAATACCATCCCTAATGTATTTAGGATTGGTACGACACAAGTTTTTACAGTAACAAATTCTAGTGTTGCAAGTACCGCTTTTGCGGCCTCAACAACTCATGTTCGAGTTTCTTGTTCATTAGGCCATTGCCATATCCAGTTTGGATCTGCACCAACAGCAAGTATTACGACAAGCCCAATGTTGGCAAACAATACATCTGAAATTTTCCCCGTGGCTTCTGGTGACAAGATTGCTGTTATTAAAGATTCTGGTGTTACTGCTTCCACAATTAGCGTTACGGAGTTGTTATGAAGCCTGGACTCTATGCCAACATTAATGCCAAGCAAGAACGTATCAAGGCTGGCTCTAAAGAAAAGATGAGAAAGCCTGGCACTAAAGGCGCACCTACTGCTAAAGACTTTAAGCAAGCGGCTAAGACTGCCAAGAAAAAATGAGTGCAGCGTGGACCAGAAAAAAAGGGCAAAACCCTAAAGGTGGGTTAAATGCTAAAGGTCGTGCTAGTTTAAAAGCACAAGGCCAAGACATTAAAGCCCCTGTTAAATCTGGAGACAATCCACGTAGAGCTAGTTTCCTAGCAAGGATGGCGGGAAACGATGGTCCTGAGTACAAAGATGGTAAGCCAACTAGATTACTTCTAAGCCTCCAAGCATGGGGTGCAAGCAGTAAAGCAGATGCTAGAGCAAAGGCTAAAGCTATTTCTGCAAGGAATAAAAAATGAAATGCCCTATCGCTACTTATGACATCAAGGCCAACTTGAAAGCCCGTAATTGGGCAATCAAGAATGTTGATTATGGTCCTGCTAACCCAGAAGAAGACAACGAAGAATACTGGCAGAACCTTGCTGATATGTGGGCAGTATCTATTGATGAAGTCCAAGAGATGCGTTGCGGTAACTGCGCTGCCTTCATCCAAACTCCAGAGATGTTGGACTGTATCCTAAAAGGTATAGACGAAGAGACAGATGGCTATGCCAAAGACGTACAAGGTGCGGCTAATCTAGGTTACTGTGAACTGTTTGACTTTAAGTGTGCAGGTGAGCGTACCTGTTCCGCATGGCTGTCTGGTGGCCCTATCACTAAGAAGATGACCAAGAATCAACAGAATATGTTGATGATGGCTAAGACCGAATACGACATGGAGAATGAAGATGAATGATCTAATGAACTCTGTAATTAGCGATGCTGAAAGAGAAGAGTACAAGCGAAGATTTGCACTAGGAAACCCCAAATTAATGGCTCCACCTAGGGCGGCTTATAACTCAATGGCGTTTCAAGACCCAAATGGTCCTTATAGCGAAACTCAGCAAAATGCTGCTGATGCTTATGGAGATATTGTTAGAGCACGTTTATCCAAGGACAGACAGTCAGGTCGATCACAATCTGAGCCTTTTACACGTGGAATGGGAAACACTAGCGCAGGGCCATTAAGTAACACATACTACTCTGCAAGTTCTGATGCGTTAACAAATGTAGCAAATCGTCCTTTTTCAGCAGATGCTAATAACTTTGCCGATTCAAATATTACTCGTGCAAGAAGTGAATTAAATATGCGTTCTAATGAAGGCGAGTTTGCTGCACCAGGCTACGGGGATCTTGGACAGTTTGCTGGTTCCTTTAATCCAGCCAATATTCCAATGGGAAACAATAGACTGTCACCTATAGATCAGTACAAACTTATTAACCAAGATGCAGGATTATTATCTGGTGATGTGACTCTTCGTAACTATAAGGGACCTTTACCCTTGGGTACAACTGAAGCTTTAAATAGAAACTCTGTTTCTCCTCAAGTATTAATAGATTTACAAAACGCTGCTGCAGCAAACCTTGGTGGTGATTCTGATCTGGGTCGGTATGCGGTTCCTGGCTATGGGGATCAAGGACAATTTTTTGGTGGTGGAATACTTCCATATCTACGCTCCAAATAAGGAAATATATGATTAACGAAAACCCCATGTTGATGGCAGAAACCCTGCAAGGCGAGATGGAGGGTGATGAGGTAATGTCTGAAGAGCAACTTCAAGGCGTTATCTCTGCTGAAATTTACGATGCTATTTCTTTTATTGATGATGACATTGGTGGCAATCGTGCGTTAGCTACTGAATACTATTATGGTCAAGCCTTTGGTGATGAAGAAGAAGGCCGTTCACAAGTAGTTTCAATGGATGTCCGTGATACTGTTCAAGGCATCCTACCAAGCTTGATGCGTATCTTCTTTGGCCCAGAGCGTGTGGTTGAGTTCACTCCCCAAGGACCAGAGGATGTTCAGAATGCTGAACAAGCTACAGACTATGTAGACTTCATCTTTAAGCGTGATAACCCTGGATTTAAGATTCTTCACTCTGCCTTTAAAGATGCCTTGGTTCGCAAAGTTGGTATTGTTAAATACTATTGGGATGAGTCAGTAGAAGTTAAAGCAGAATCATTCTCTATGCTTGATGAGCAAAGCATGATGTTGTTGACAGAGAATCCTGATGTGGAAATCTCTGCGGTGCGTGAGTATCCATTCCCTGGCACTGAGCCAATGGTTGACGCTCAAGGTATTCCACCTCCCATGATGTACGATGTGGAGATCAAGCGCAGAATCAAGACAGGCAAGGTAAAGATTGAAGCTCTACCCCCAGAAGAGTTCTTGATTGACCGCAGAGCAAAGTCCATTGATGAGGCTACTTTTGTAGGCCACAGGACTATGAAGACTGTTTCCGATCTAGTCGCTATGGGTTATGACTACGATGAGATGGTAGAAGTTGCGGGTAATGGTAATGACTTTGACAACAACCAAGAGTACCAAGCCCGTAACCCGTTTGCTGTTATCAGCACCGCAAACAATGGTGACCCATCTAGCAAGAGTGTTCTCTACATTGAAGGCTACCTAAAGGTAGACTTTGATGGCGATGGCATTGCTGAGATGCGTAGAATTTGCACAGTAGGTACTGGTAACAAAGTTCTGCGCAATGAGATTGTCGATGACAGGCAGTTTGCTGACTTCTGTCCTGATCCAGAACCCCATACCTTTTTTGGTATGTGTCCTGCTGACGTAGTGATGGATATTCAGCGCATTAAGTCTAATGTTCAACGTGGCATCTTGGACTCTTTGGCTCAAGCTATCCACCCCCGTACAGCGATTGTTGAGGGTCAGGCCAACATGGAAGATGTGTTGAATACTGAAGTTGGTGCTGTGATTCGTATGAGAGCGCCAGGTATGGTTCAGCCGTTTACCACTCCATTTGTTGGTCAAGCCGCATTCCCAATGCTTGACTACTTGGATGACATTAAACAGACCCGTACAGGCATTTCTAAGGCCGCCGCAGGGTTAGATGCAGATGCTCTACAGAGTACAACCAAGGCCGCAGTATCAGCGACTGTTAATGCTGCCCATCAGCACATTGAGATGATTGCCCGTATCTTTGCGGAAACTGGTTTACGTAAGTTGTTTACTGGCATCTTAAAGTTGGTGGTTGAGAACCAAGACAGAGCCAGAATGGTTCGTTTGCGTAATACATTCGTGCCAATTGACCCCCGTTCTTGGGATTCAAACATGGATGTAACAGTTAATGTTGGCGTTGGTGATGGCACTATTGAAGATAGAATTAATATTCTGAACCAAGTAGCTATGCGTCAGGAAATGCTGATTAAAGAAACTGGTCCTAATAATCCTGTTGTAACAATACCACAGTATACAAATACGCTAACCAAGATGTTGCAATTAGCTGGTATCAAGGATTCACAGAATTACTTTAACCAGTTACCTGCTGACTTCCAACTGCCACCACCAGAGGCTCCAAGGCTCACCCCAGAGGAGACATTGGCTCAAGTACAGGCACAAGCTATTCAAGCCGATATTCAAAAGAAAGCCGCTGAATTGGATTTAGAGCGTCAGAAAATGATTATGTCTGATGACAGAGAACGTGATCGTATTGAACAAGATGGTATTTTGCGTAGATATGAGCTAGAATTGAAATATGGTGTACAAATTCAAAGTGCGGAGATTAATGCCGCAATGAATACAGACCGAGAATTAATCCGTCAACAGGCTGCAATGAATCAGACGCAAGTCCCTCAACAGCCCCAACCAATGATGTAAATGGACGATTTAGAAATTAACCTCGCAAGAGGAGACAGAGCGAGACTTCTTCTTGAGGATGAACTTCTCAATGAGATGCTTAAGCGAATAGAAGATGATTGTTATCGTGAGATTCGTTCTTCCAAACTAATGGAAGGACCAGTTAGAGAGCAAGCTTACTTGCTTCTGACAACAGTTGATATTCTCAGAGCTAAGTTACGTTCTGTTATGGATACGGGCAAGATGGCAGAAGTTGCTCTTGTTCGCAGACGGGGTAGACCCCCAAACAAATGATTGTTAAACTAAGAGGTAAATATGTCCGATAACGCAAATGCAGTCGGTTCGATTACAGTAAATCAAGCAGCGCAAAGCTTTGCTACTATGCTAGACGCTCAAGAGGGTGTTGACACTGGTGCAGAGGCGCAACCAGAGGAGGGGCAACCCGAATCTGAGTCTGAGGAAATGGAATCTGCGGAGCCGCAAGAAGAAGCAGAGGAAACTTCCGAGGAAGTAGGAAGCGAAGACGAAGAGTCCGAAGAGCAAGCTCCAAGGGATGAGAAGTTTGTTGTCAAAGTTGATGGCAAAGAAATCGAAGTCCCAAAGGAAGAACTTATCCGAGGTTATCAACGTGAAGCTGACTACACACGGAAAACGCAGAAACTAGCAGAAGAGCGCAAAATTGTCGAGTCTGAGTTTCAGCAAGTACGTGTAGAGCGTGAACAATATTCACAGGTGTTAGGACAATTACAGCAAAAACTGCAGGAGTTTGAGCCGCAAGAGCCTGATTGGAACCGATTGGAAGTTGAAGACCCGACTGAATATGCCCGTCAATGGACATCACATCAGCGTAGGCAACAACAGAGATATGCGGTACAAGCAGAGCAAGAGCGTATCAATCAAATGCGTCAAGTTGAATCACATAGGCATATACAAAATGTTTTAGCGCAGGAAACTGCGGTATTGAAAGAGAAGATCCCTGAGTGGAATTCTCCAGAGAAAGCTAAAGCAGAAGGTAAGGCTTTGTTAGAGTATGGTCAGAATTTGGGTTTTACCGAGCAGGAACTGAACAGCATTAGCGATTCACGGGCATTACTAGCGCTTCACAAGGCGTGGAAGTATGACCAGATGATGAGCAAGCGTCCAGAATTCCAAGCGAAGATTAAGAAAGCACCAAAGATGGTTAGCTCTGGTTCGGCAGGTAGCGTAAGTTCTAAGTCGAGTGATATAAATAACGCAAAAAAGCGTCTTGCACAAACAGGAAGCGTCAGAGATGCCGCATCACTTTTCGAGAAATTTATTTAAGGACCTATCATGGCTGCTATTACAAACACCTACACCCGCTTTGACGCCAAGGGTGTACGGGAAGATCTTTCTAACGTCATTTATCAGATCTCTCCAGAAGAGACACCATTCATGAGCAATGTTGGTCGTGAGAACGTCACCAACACTTTCTTTGAATGGCAAACCGATGATTTGGCCGCTGCAATCACAACCAATGCACAGATCGAGGGCGATGACATCACCTCTTTCACAGCTGTTACAGCTACAGTTCGTTTGGGCAACTACACCCAGATTAGCCGTAAGGATGTAATCATTGCTGGTACATTGGAAGCTGTTGACAAAGCAGGCCGTCGCTCAGAATTGAGCTATCAAATGGCTAAAAAATCTGCGGAAATTAAGCGTGACATGGAGTCAACAATGTTGGCTAACCAAGCCGCTGCCGCTGGTTCTACGTCATCTGCTCGCAAATCAGGCGCTTTGTTGGCCTTCTTGAAGACCAATACTAGCGAAGGTACTGGTGGTTCTGATCCTTCATACACCACTATCCCTGATGCAGCTCGTACTGATGCTACAACTACTAACTTGCGTTCATTCAGCGAAGCATTGCTGAAAGACGTAATTCAGAAGGTGTGGACAGAAGGCGGCTCTCCTTCTATCGTTATGGCTGGTCCTGTTAACAAACAGAACTTGTCTAAGATGGCTGGTATTGCTGCACAGCGTTTTCATGTTACAAGTGCTAAACCTTCAACGATCATTGGCGCTGCCGATGTTTATGTCTCCGATTTTGGAAACGTGAGCATTGTTGCTAACCGCTTCCAACGTGAGCGTGATGTTTTTGTGCTTGATCCTGAGTACGCAAGCGTTTGCTATCTGCGTCCCTTCCAGACAGTTGAACTGGCTAAGACAGGTGATGCCGAGAAGCGTATGCTTTTGTGTGAGTGGGGCTTGAAGATCAAGAATGAGAAAGCTCATGGCGCTGTCTATGACTTGAACTCAACAATTCAGACCTGATCTGAGTAACCAAGGGTGGGCTAATAACCCACCCTTTTTTTATGACTACAAAAATCTTTGACATAAACCAAGAGATGGGAACCAAGAAGCTTTGGCATTACGACAATGACAAAGATGAGGCAACCATTCAGACAATTATTGATGCTACTCAAGTAGTAGAAGCAAACAAAGAACGATTTAATTCGTTTGATGAAAAGGCCAATTGGAAGGGTGATATGCACCATGTTGCATCCATCCCGATGGCTTTGTTTTATCAGATGAAAGCCGAAGGTAAATTAGAAGACCAAGCTTACATGAAGCGTTGGTTGAATGACCCTGATAATCGTGCATTTCGCACAAGACCTGGAGAAGTTTAATGGATAGTAAGACCATTGGGATATTAGTCCCAACACGGGACTTTGTTAATTCTGGATTCGCATTTGACTTAGCTAGGCTAGTTGGATTTACTGTAGGTACAACAAATCACAAAGTAGTGATCTACACTAGTTCTGGGACATTGTTGTCAGCACAACGTCAGGATTTGGCTAGGGATGCTATTGAAGCTAAGTGTACCCATACCCTGTGGCTAGATAGCGATATGCGGTTTCCAAAAGATTCCATTATTCGCTTGTTAAAACACGATACAGGTATTGTCTGTGGAAACTATGCCAAGCGTAGATTCCCGACAGAACCTATTGCGGTGAAAAAAAATACTCCAGATATGGATGCAACATTTATCAATCGGGTATATACTGAGGACGATTCAACAGGACTTGTTGAAGTAGACTACTGCGGAATGGGTGTAATGCTCGTTAAATCCGAAGTCTATAAATCTATGGAATATCCTTGGTTTGCTATCCCTTGGGTTCCCGCTGCGGAAGACTACATCGGTGAAGATGTATGGTTTTGCCGTAGAGCCGCACAAAATGGGCATAAAACTTATGTTGACCAGGATCTTTCTAAAGAGATCCACCATATTGGCACATTTGAATACAAACATGAACACACACTAATGTGTAGGGATGTAGAAAATGGCACTTGATACTTTTGCAGGGCTTAAAGCAACAATAGCGGATTATCTCAATCGGGATGATCTGACTTCTATTATTCCAAGCTTTATTACTATTGCAGAAGCTAAATTCAACCGCAAGTTGCGTACACGCCAAATGATTAAACGTGCTGAAGGACAGATTGAAACTTCATTCTTTGCGTATCCTGCTGATTGGCTACAAGCTAAAGAGTTCCAATTAAACACCAATCCCATTGTGAGACTACAGTTTGTTACTGAGGCTCAAGGTGATGAACTAAAAGCACAGAGATATGTTACTGTTGGACAGCCAGTTTATTACACAATTACTGGTAGCCAATTAGAATTTATACCTACTCCTGATACTACATATAGCGCAGAACTTACATATTATGCTAAGATTCCTGCGTTGAGTGATGCAAACACAAGCAACTGGCTTTTAGCTTATGCCCCAGACTTGTACCTGTATGGTGCGCTCATGGAGGCTGCACCATATTTGAAAGACGATGAACGTCTACCAGTATGGAGTCAGATGTATATCAACTCCTTGGGCGACATTGAGGTGGCAGATCAAAGGGCATCTGTTTCTTCAACTCCACTTGTTCGTGCCCGTTCTTTGGGATAAAAAATGTCATCTTTTACAGACTACACAGAAAATCTTGCACTAACCTACTTGTTTACAACAGGTGCTGCAACTCGCCCTACCGCTTGGTATGTGGGGTTATTTACTGCCGCACCTAGTGATGCTGGTGGCGGTACAGAAGTATCTGGTAATGGTTATGCCCGTGTGGTTACAGGAACTATCTCAGGTAGTGGTACGGCAACTACTTTTACCAACGCTGCCGCAATTGAGTTTGCCGCTGCTTCTGGTGGTAATTGGGGAACAATTGGTTGGGCAGGTATTTTTACTGCTTCAACTGGTGGAACTTTGCTTGCTTGGGCGCCATTGACTACTGCAAAAGCAATTAATGACGGAGACATTTTCCGCATTCCTGCTTCTAGCTTGTCTATAACATTGGCATAAGATGGCTGCTTACGGGCGTGGCGATTACAGTGGGGGTAGATACTCCTATGGAGCTTACTTAGGTGAGCTTGCAATTGTTGATGCCTCAACTGTAGTTGTTAGCGGTGAGAAGATAAAAGATGCTCAGTTTGAGATAAGTTCAACTAGCACAGTATCTGTAGGTGCAGTAAAGATAGCGAGTACAGGTGTTGTAATTGTTGACACATCTGTAATGACCGCTGCTGGTGGATTGGATGCTGTTGGCGCTCTTTTTATCATTGATATTAGTAGTTTAAATATTCAATATAACCGCATACAGCATTTTTCAGCAGCAATTAATGATACTTCTAGTGTTGTGATTAATGCTAGAAAGAAATGGGAAACAGAATCAGATGTGTCCGAAACTTGGACAACAGTTTCTGTATAAAGTTTAGACTATTAGGGGTAAAACATGGCAGATACAACCACCACAAATCTAGGCTTAACAAAGCCAGAAGTTGGCGCATCCACAGACACATGGGGTACTAAGATCAATACTGATCTGGACTCTATTGATGCCTTGTTTGATGCTGGTCCTGTTTTAAAGATTACCAAAGGTGGTACTGGTGGTGCTACTGCATCAGCCGCAAGGACTGCTCTTGGAGTGGCGGTTGGTACAGATGTATTGGCCTACGATGCTAATTTACAGAGCTTTGTAACTGCCTTTACTTTACCTACTGCCGACTCTACAGCTAACTATGTTCTGAAGACAAACGGATCTGGAACATTAGGCTTTGCGGCTCCTAGTGATGTATCACTTGCGGCAGATCAAACCTTCACAGGAACCAATACATTTACTGGCTCTAGTAGCAAAACAGCCATTGTTCTAAACGATGCAGCAGAGGTAGCTACAGTGTCTGCAACAGCGGCAACTGGCACGATTGCTTACGACATTACAACTCAATCTGTCCTGTACTACACAAGCAACGCAAGTGCTAACTGGACAGTTAACTTCAGAGGCTCTAGCGGTACTTCCTTAAATACTTTGATGAGTACAGGTCAATCAATGACTGTTGCTTTCTTAGTCACTCAAGGCTCTACTGCTTACTACAATTCTGCCGTTCAAGTTGATGGCACTACATCTGGAGTTACAACTAGGTGGCTAGGTGGTGCGCCTACTGCGGGTAATGCTAGTGGCATTGATAGCTATCGTTATTTGATTATCAAGACAGGTAGTGCAACATTTACAGTCTTGGCAAGCAACACACAATTTAAGGCTTAAACCATGCCATTACAAGCAACTAGCGGTGCAGCTTCTTATGATGCCTTTGGTGGTGGTGTTCCTGTTGTGCCTAACTACATCGAAGAAGTGTTTAGCACATACCTTTATGCTGGAAATGAATCTACACAGGCTATTCCAAACGGCATTGATTTATCTACTAAAGGTGGTCTAGTATGGTTAAAAGCAAGGGATATTGCTTTAAGTAATTGGTTATTTGATACACAAAGAGGCTCATCAAATAGAATCTCTAGTAATAGTACAAGTGCTCAAGCATCTGCATCAGGATGGATAAATTCTTTTGATACAAATGGATTTACTTTAGGTTCTAATGGAAATGTTAATGGAAAAGATGCTGGCACAAGTGTCCCATATAACTACGTTTCATGGACTTTCCGCAAGCAAGCAAAGTTTTTTGATATTGTGACGTGGAGTGGAGATGGAACAGGTAATCGAGCAATTCCACATTCGCTTGGCTCAACTCCAAGTTTCATCACTACAAAACATTTAAATGGTGGCGAAAGTTGGTACAGTTATCACAGGTCTGTAACTAGCCCCAATGCAAACTGGTGGCGAAACTATGGCATTTTAAATGGCACAAATGCTTTTGATGATTGGGGTGATAATAGTGGTTTATATCAAGAACCTGATGCAACCAATTTATATATTGGAAGTTGGTACAACGCATCGGGTAAAACCTACGTTGCCTACTTATTCGCCCATAACGCAGGAGGCTTTGGCCTAACTGGTACAGACAATGTGATTTCGTGTGGGTCGTTTACGACTGACTCAGGAGGCAACGCTACGGTGAATTTGGGATATGAGCCTGCATGGTTAATGTTCAAATGCTCTAGTAATGCTGGGCAAAATTGGAACATGATTGATACTATGCGTGGATGGTCACTGAGTACAGACCTTCATTTAGAAGCCAATAGTTCAATTGCAGAAGACCCCGGAGGATACGGCAATCCTACTGCAACAGGTTTTGTAATGGGTGGTCAGGGTAACACGCAGACCTACATCTACATAGCAATTCGCAGAGGCCCGATGAAAGTGCCTACTTTGGGGACTAGTGTCTATAACGCTATTGCTCGGGCTGGAACAGGGGCAGTAGCCACGGTGACAGGTGTTGGATTCCCACCTGATTTGTTAATTTCAAAAATTCGTACTTCAACTGTAGGGGCAAACTGGTCGGATAGGTTGCGTGGTTCCACTGCAAACTTAATCTCTAGTTCAGATGGCGCAGAAGCAATTTCTGCAAATCGAGTAACTGCACTTGGGCAAGACGGTTTCTCGCTTGGCACAGCAAGTGAAGTTAATACCAGTGGGTTTGACTACATTAACTGGAACTTCAGACGAGCGCCATCGTTTATGGATGTGGTTTGCTATACGGGAAATCAGACCACCAGAACTGTTAACCACAACTTGGCGGTTGCGCCTGAGTTAATCATCACCAAAAACAGATCAAGTGCTGGCTTTACCGCTTGGTTAACTTGCGTTCCTAGTATTGGTATGAATAACATTTTATCCCTAAATACAAGTGGAGCTATTGATACTGGGTGGAGTTCGCCATTTACATCAACACCTCCCACTAGCTCTGTCTTTGGGCTTTCCTCCGGCCAACAAAGAAATGAAACTGGAGTTACATACGTTGCTTATCTCTTTGCAACGTGCGCTGGAGTCTCTAAGGTAGGCTCATACACAGGGAACGGCACAACTCAAACTATTGATTGTGGATTTGGTGCTGGTGGTGCTAGGTTTGTGCTAATCAAGCGTACAGACTCAACTGGTGATTGGTATGTTTACGACACAGCCCGTGGCATGACAGTATTGACAGACCCGTATTTGCTTTTAAACAGCACAGCGGCTGAAGCAGCAACCCTTGGTTCTGTCACAACAGTTTCAACGGGTTTTGCGTTGAACTCAACCATCTTAGCCGCCATCAACGTAAGTGCTGGCTCATACATCTTTTTGGCTATAGCGTAAGGAATCATCATGCAAGTAAGAATTCAATCAACAGGCGCAGTAATGTACGAAGCAGAATTTCGTGCATATCAACAAGCCAATGGTGGCCCATCATGGGAAACAACAACAACTGAAGTTTTAGAGGCTTTGGGTGCTGATGTAGTCCTAGAAGGCGCACAAGCTACTGGTGGTACTGTTTACCAATACTCTCAAGCCTCTGGTGTTGAGCAGATTGATGGCAAATGGTACACGAAGCATACTCTTGGTCCTGTCTTTACAGATACTACAGTTGAGGGCGTAACTACCACAGCCGCAGAGCATGAAGTGGCTTACAAGGCTACTAAAGATGCTGAACAGGCTAAGAGTGTTCGTCAGTCCCGTGATGACAAGCTCAAAGAATGCGATTGGGTTGTTATCAAAAACTTGGAGACAAACTCCAACATTCCTGGTGCATGGGAAGTTTATCGCCAAGCATTGCGTGATGTTCCAACTCAGTCAGGATTCCCTTGGACTATTACTTGGCCTGATGCACCATGAACGAAGTAAGCCATGAGCAAATCTATGAGCGTCTACTAACTGTTGAAGCTAAAGTAGATACGATTGATAAGAACACAAGTGGTCTTGTAGAAGCTATTGACGCTGCCCAAGGAGCTATTAAGGTTCTTGGATGGGTAGCTTCTATTGCTCAACCAATTCTATGGATTGGTGGCGTTATTGTTGCTGCTGGTGCTATTTGGCAGACATGGCTTAAAAAGTAATGGCTAATGTAAAACAACAACTAGATATTCCTGCTATACCCTCTTTAGGTACATCAGGAATTGTCTATTCTCAAAGTGTCCAGAACCAAAACAATGGCATCTTGAGGTTGTTTTTTACCAAGTTACTGAATTCAATACAGTCTATTTTTGGACCAAGGGGTGGAAAGTACATTAACTTTCCTTATGGAGCTTTTCAAGACTCCACAAATCAAACTGCTGCCAATACTACAACAGCTTATGCTGTCACTTTCAATACTACAGATTTTTCCAATGGTGTCACAATGGCAAGCGGTAGTCGGATTACTGTTGCTAGTTCTGGCATCTGGAACTTGCAGTTTTCCATTCAACTAAAAAACACAACCAATAGTGGTCAAGATGTGGATATTTGGTTTCGCAAGAATGGCACAAATATTGACAATTCAAACAGCAGATTTCACCCGCCAGCAAGAAAAGGCTCTGGTGATCCAAGCCACATTATTGCTGCATTGAACTTTTTTGTAGAAATGAATGAAAGTGACTATATTGAAATCATGTGGAGAACTGAAAATACTGGTGTGTCTATAGAGGCATTTGCAACAAGTTCAAGCCCGACAAGACCAGCGGTTCCTTCAGCAATTGCCACCATGACGTTTGTGTCTAACCTACCCAACCAGTAAAACATCATGGCATACATTCCACTACAAATTCCACCAGGCGTATACAAGAACGGGACTGAATATCAGTCTAAAGGCCGTTGGAATAGCGCAAATCTAGTACGTTGGTACGAAGGCACTATTCGTCCAGTAGGTGGATGGAGGAAGCGTTCTACCTCTCAGTTAACGGGTATGGCTCGTGGTTTGATTAACTGGCGAGACAACTCAAACAATAGACGTATCGGAATTGGTACACATTCAAAGCTTTATGCAATGAATGAAGGCGGCACTTTAACTGACATTACTCCTACATCTTTTACTGTTGGTGATGCTGATGCTGTATTAAAGATTGGTTATGGCTATGGCACTTATGGAAGTTCTGCCTATGGTGTTGCCAGACCAGACTTAGGTTCATATACCCCTGCCACTACTTGGAGTTTGGATACCTTTGGCGAGTATCTCGTTGCTTGTTCATCCAAAGATGGTAAGTTGCTTGAGTGGCAGTTAAATGTTGCTAATGATGCTGTTGCAATTACTAACGCACCAACTAGCTGTACTGGTCTTATTGTTACTCAAGAACGATTCTTATTTGCACTAGGTGCGGGTGGTAATCCCCGTAAAATTCAATGGTGTGACCAAGAAAACAATACTGTTTGGACTCCTGCCGCTACCAATCAAGCTGGAGACTTTGAGTTAACCACAATTGGCTCTTTACAGTGCGCTAAACGCATCCGTGGGGCTACTATTCTGTTTACTGATGTGGATGTACATACTGCCACCTATATTGGCCCTCCGTTTATTTATGGCTTTGAGCGTGTAGGTACAGGTTGTGGTGTTATTTCTAAGCAATCAGTAGCCGCTACTGACAATGCTTGTATCTGGATGTCTGGTACAGGATTCTGGATATACGATGGCTTTGTCAAACCATTAAATTCTGATGTTTCTGATTATGTGTTTAGTAATATGAACACAACTCAGTCATCTAAGGTTTACTGTGTCCATAACTCAACTTATGGTGAGATCTGGTGGTTTTACCCAAGTGCTGCTTCTAACGAAGTAGATTCTTATGTTTCTTACAACTATCGTGAGAATCATTGGGCTATTGGTACGTTAGCACGTACGTGTGGTACAGATCGTGGAATATTTAATAACCCAATTATGGTGTCTACAGACGGGTACGTCTATGAGCATGAAATTGGCTTTGCTTACGATGGTCAGACATTGTTTGCTGAATCAGGACCAGTAGAGCTAGGTAATGGGGATAGAACCATGAGTCTGACAGGATTAGTTCCTGATGAAAAGACTGCTGGTGACGTACAGGTGCGTTTTAGCACTAAGTTCTATCCTAATTCAACTGAATACAACTATGGCCCATATCAAATGGCAAGCCCTACTTCAGTACGTTTAAGCGGAAGACAAGTAGCCGCAAAGATTGAAGGCGTTAGATTAACTGATTGGCGAGTTGGTGTTATCAGATTTGATGGGAAACCTGGCAGTATTAGATGATTGATTGCAGTGGATTTACAGAAAACGGGGAACTAAAATGGTGGGTTCCTTACTTTTTGGAAAGTGAGCAATTATTATTAAATGCGCTAGAATATGGCAACGAAACGCATAGTCTTGAGGATGTCGCAATGGCCCTCAATAAAGATGAAATGCAATTTTGGCCTGGTATTAATACCGCCATCGTTACCGAAATAATTACCCATCCAAAACAAAAGTCTATTAATATTTTCCTAGCCGCAGGGAATATTGATGAGGTTATCAGGATACTTCCATTTGTTGAAAAACACGGAAAAATGGAGGGTTGCACTCAAATGACAATGACAGGCCGTAAAGGATGGGAAAAAGTTATGAGCAAGATCTACAAGGTTGAATCAAGAGTTTTCTTGACTACGGAGATATAAAATGAGTTTATCAAGTTCCAAACAAAGTTCAGAGTCAAAGCTTGACCCTCAATTTAAAGAGGCTTATCTTCAGAATTTGACTGATGCCAGAGGCATTGCCGCAAATTTAACTCCAAGAGAGTTTGCGGGTTACAACCAAGATCAGTTAACTGGCGCTCAGATTGCCCGTAACTTTGCCGATCCAAATAGCGAAGTGTTTACTGGTATGCGTTCTGCTTTTGATGTTGCAGGGCGTGTAGCTAATTACAACCCACAAAATGTTGCCTATAACGCTTATGGTGGTGCTACTGTAGACCCCGCATCTTTGGCTGCTCAACAAGGTTATAACGCTACTACTGGTACTTTTACTGGTGCAGGACCCGCTTCTCAGTTTGCTGGAGCGCAAGCATCACCTGCTTCTTTAGCGCAAGCTACTGGCTATACCTCACAAGGGTTTAGCGGTCAAACTGCTGCTGCTCCGTCTATGTTTACTGGAGTTGGCGCAGGTACTTCTGCTACGGCAGTTGGACAAGGCTATAACGCTGAAAGATTTGGTGGTATTAGCGCTGGCGCTGCAGAAAGAGCAAATGCCGCTGCTTTAGCCCGTGGTGATATTCGTGATGTTTCTGCCCAACAAATTGCCGCAGAACGTGTTGCCGCAGAGCGTATTGCCGCCCAACAAGCCGCTGCCGCACAAGCCGCCCGTAGTGGTGCAAGGGATGTATCTGCTACTGGTGTAACAGGCGCACAAGTTACTTCTGAGGCTTTGGGACAGATTGCTCCACAAGCTCGTTCCAATGTACGTGATATTCAAGCTGGATCATTCTTAAATCAGAATATTCAGCAGTATATGAATCCATATACACAAGCTGTGACTGAACAAAGTTTAAGGGATTTAGAGCGTTCACGCCAGTTGCAACAACAACAGACTGCGGCTCAAGCTACTCAAGCTCGTGCTTTTGGTGGATCTCGCCAAGGTGTAGCAGAAGCAGAGACTAATCGTGCATTCGGAGAGAATGCTGCTCGATTGGTTGCCCAACAGAATGCTGCTGCTTATGCTGCAGCGCAACAAGCTTCTGAGGCTGATATTGCTCGTACCATGCAAGCACAGCAGCTTAATCAAGCTCAAGATGCCGCTACTACTCAACAAGCCTTACAGTTGGCAGGTCAGTTTGGTTTGGCTAATCAAGATGCTAATTTACGTGCGGCTTTGGCTAACCAAGGTGTTGATGTTCAGTATGGCTTGACAAATGCTCAGTTGCAACAACAAGCAACATTGGCAAACCAAGATGCTAATTTACGTGCTTCACTTGCCAACCAATCCACTGGATTACAAGCGCAACAGTTAAACCAAGCTTCTGCCTTACAAGCCGCACAAGCTAATCAAGATGCCTCATTAAGAGCTGCCCTTGCAAATCAGGGTGTTGATCTAAGTGTTGGGCAGTTAAACACTCAAAATACTCAACAAGCAAATCTTGCTAATCAAGCTGCCGCCAATCAAATGGCTCAGTACAACGCAAGTAACTTACAGCAAGCAGGTTTATCATCTCAAGCTGCGGCTAACCAAGCGGCTCAGTTTGGCGCACAAGCAGGTAATCAAGCTTCACTTGCAAACCAAGCGGCTCAGAACCAAATGGCTCAATATAACACTAGCAATTTCCAACAAGCTGGTTTAGCCAATCAAGCAGCAGGTAATGCTCAAGCTCAGTTTAATGCCCAACAACTCCAACAAGCTGGTTTAGCTTCTCAAGCGGCTGCCAATCAAGCGGCTCAGTTCGGTGCTGGCGCTCAGAACACATTAGCCGCACAAAATGCTGCAGCGCAAAATGCCTTGGCTCAGTTTAATGCAGCTAATTTGCAACAAGCAGGGTTAAGTAATGTTGCGGCTCAGAACCAACAAAATCAGTTTAATGCCGCTAATCAGCAAGCAATGAGCCTAGCAAATTTAGGCTTCCAAAACCAAGCTTCACAGTTTGGTGCTTCTGCATTTAACCAAGCAGGTTTGGCTAATCAAGCGGCTCTAAATGCTCGTGCTGCCCAACAAGCAGGATTGACTCAACAAGCAGGAATAACTAATGCAAATAACTTCTTGCAAGCTAACTTGGCTAATCAGCAAGCAGGTTTGACTGCTAACCAACAGCGTTTAGGTGCTTCTGGCTTGATGTCAAATATTGCTCAAGGTGGTCAACAAATGGGCTTTGCTGGCGCACAGAACTTGCTCAATATTGGTGGTCAACAACAGCAGTTCTCACAACAACAGTTGGATGCCATCCGCAATCTGCCATTGGAGCAACAACAGATTATCAACCAAGCATTGGGACTCAATGTGGGTGGTGGCTCTGGTGCAACAAGTCAATCAAGCGGTTCAAGCTTTGGTGGAAGCTTACTCAAATAAGGAACTATCATGGAATTTCTATTGCCAAAAGGCCAACTTAAAGGCTTATCTGAAGAAGATCAAAAAGCTGCTAAAGATGAAGCCTTTAATCAGTTCTTGTTAGGTAGCATCTTTGGTGGCGGTGGTATTTCTACTGGCTATCAAGCTGTCCAGAATATTATCCCTAACTTGCAAAAGCAAAGACAACAACAAGGTTTGTTGCAAGAGCTAGGTGCAATTAATAAAGAGTTTTTCCCAACTCCAGAACAAGAGCAAGCTCAAGCCCTCAATGCTAATCTTGGAAGACCTAGAACGGCATCTAGCCCATATGCTTTGAGTACGGCATTAGGTATGCCACAAGATAGAGTTGCGCCTCAAGCCCTTCAAGGTGAAGCACCTAACTATGCTGATTTGCAAACTAGGTTAGCTCGGTTATCTTTGAATCCTAATGCGGCTTCAATGATTCCTGCATTGTCATCTGCATTTGGTGCATTTAAGCCAACTGTTACTGATGGTGTGGTTACTGACATTAGAAACAGGCCAACTGCTGTCATTCCTCGTATGGACACTAAAACTGGTATGCAGTTTGGTGGCAACGTAGAGGGTGGAAATGTAAACTTCAATGCAGGGGCTATACCTGGCTTTGCAAATGCACAAGCTAGAAATACATTGCCACCATTAGCTATAGGTCAAGAATATACATTTGACAGAAACGGCAATGTATCAGGTGTACGTACTGCGGATGGGGCATTTATGTCTCTTGAAGAGCTTGCAAGAGCAAAAGCAGTCGGTGAATCCGCAGGTAAAGCTGAGAGAGTTTTGAATAAAGTAACAGGCGAAATGGAGTTAAGACCACTATCATCAATACTTAACCCTCCTAAAGTTGGTCAAGGTGGTGCAGGTCAAGGATCTGGCGCAGTTGTAGAAGCTTCTCCAGCGCAAAAAACATTAGATCTTGCGGCTAATGATCGCTTTTTAGCATTTTCTAAAAGTAGCTTAGAGTCTGCAAGTAGTGCTGGTGGTCGAAAGATTGCTGCTGAACAACTTTATGACCTTGCAACACAAGTTAATAACAATAAGTTAACTGGTTTGCAAGCAGGTATTGCTAGTTATATGAATGCAATACCAGGCGTTGGTAAGTTATTTGAGCAAGATATTACTGATGTAACTCGCATGACGCAGTTAATTAAAACAGCTCAATTGGATAAAACTGCTGCTCAAAAAGGCGCTGCCAGTAACTTTGATGCTAAAACAATTGGTGAAAGCTACGCATCTATAACAGATCCTGCTTCATCAACACGGATGGCTGCTGCTTTTGAGGTTGCATTAGCTGACAAAGATATTGCACAAAATCAGTTTGTTGAAAACTACACGGGCGATCCTAAAAAGGCAATGACAGCATGGCAAAACTCTCCAGATAACAAGCCTCTGTTCAATCACCCTAAATTTAATCAGTTCTTAAGCGAACAAGTTAATACATGGGTGCAACGTGGCGCAGAAGGCAAGCCTGTACTTCCTGCTGGTTTCCAATTTGGAACAGGCAAGACTTCTGGTTCTTATTTGATTAAGAAACCTGATGGCACAATTTATCGCATAGGTCAATAATGGCAACTAAAGACGAAATCTTTGCTTTTGCTGCTCAAGAGGCAGAGCGCCAAGGTGTTCCTCTTTCGTTGGTACAGGGCGTAGTTGATACAGAGTCTGGTGGTGTTTTTAACGCTATAGGACCTAAGACTAAAACTGGTGATCGTGCTTATGGTCCTATGCAGTTGATGAGTTCTACTGCAAAAGATCTTGGTGTTAACAGGATGGAATGGAAAGATAACATTCGAGGTGGTGTTAAATATCTAAGCCAGTTATCACAAAGATACGATAACCCCGATTTGGTTCTTGCCGCATATAACGCAGGGTTGGGTAATGTAGACAAGTATGGCGGTATTCCACCATTTAAAGAAACACAAAACTATGTTCAAAAGGTTAAAAACTTTATGGCTAAATCTACAACTGATGATGAGTTTGTTCCTTTCGGACAAGGTACAGCAACTCAAGCGCCTATTCAAAATGTAGGTGCTGATGAGTTTGTTCCATTTACTGGCACACAAAGACAAGTTCAACAACAACCTCAACAAACTGGTGGTAGCCAGTTTATGCAAGACGTTCAAGCAAGCTTTAGACCATTAGATGTGTTGCGTGGCAAGACTACTACTGGACAATTAATCTTTGGTACTGCTGACTTGATGGCTCAAGGAATTAAAAAAGGCTTAAGTGCGGCTGGATTGTCTGATGAATACCTTGGAATTGATCGCACTAAACAACCTGTTGCCACACCTACTCAATCTATTAGCGACATTTTAAGAGGCACTTACAAAGTTGCCACAGAGCGTCCTGGTCTATTAGTTGGTGGGCTTGGTACTGGTTTGCTTGACCCTGCTAACTTGGTATTGCCTGGTGCTATGCAGAAATCTATGGTTGCTGCTACCCCAACTGCAATTGCACAGATGGCTCCTAAAACTGTTGCTTTAGCTCAAAACATTGGTGCTGGTTCTGGTACTGCCGCACTTTCATCTGCTGCTGGACAACAGGCTACAACAGGTACTATCAATCCTGCTCAAGTAATGAATGAGGCCGCTGTTGGTGGCATTTTGACTGCTCCTACTGCTACTGTTAGTGGATTAAGTACACCAAAAACGCCAGCTAATTTAACTCAGGCTCAATTAGTTGCTGAACGTGCGATTGCACAAGGCGCTACATTGCCTCCAACTCAAGTTAATCCATCTTTTTTAAACAGGCTTATTGAAGGTATATCTGGTAAACAACAAACAAGCCAAATTGCTTCAGTCAAGAATCAGCAATTAGTTAATGAACAAGCTCGTAAAGCTTTAAATCTTGCTCCTGATGTTGAAATTACACCACAAGTGTTGCAACAATTTAGAGCTGAAAAGGGTTTGGCATACGATGCTTTAAGAGCGAATCCTACTTATTATTCAGACAAACAGTTTTTCTCTGATCTTGGCAAAGAAACGTCTAGGCTACAAAACATGAAGTCTTTAGATGTATCGGCAGAATTAAATTTGTTGAACAATTTAAAACAAATCAATTTCAATGGGGATGAGTTGGTTGAGTCAATTAAACGACTAAGAGATAGCGCACAAACAAACTCATCACCTTTTGCCAATGCTAGGGATAAAGATCTTGGTAGAGCGCAAAAGTTTGCTGCACAACAATTAGAAAATCTTGCAGAACGGAATCTTCAAAACTTTAATCAACCTGATGTAATGGCAAACTTTAAGCAAGCCCGTCAGGATATTGCTAAAAGTTACACCATTGAAAAAGCATTAAACGCTACTACTGGAAATGTATCTGGTGCTGATTTAGGAACTCTTGCCAGAAAAGGTAAGATTGTTCCTGCTGAACTACAAACCTTGGCAAATGCAGCAGGTGCATATCCAACTGCATTTCAAAATGTAGCAAGGATTGGTAGTGTTCCAGGCTTTAGCCCACTAGACATTGGAACTGCTGGTATCGCTAGTGCTGCCGCAGGTAATCCATCTGTTATGTTGAGTGCCGCAACAAGACCGACATTGCGTTCTCTTGCAGTTTCTCCAATGTACCAGCGCAATATGTTGCCTAGTTCGCAACCACAAGTGCCAGGACTATTAAACAGAGTAACTTCTAATCCTATGACTAACTATGGATTAGGACAGTTGCCTGAATATGGTACTGAGCGTTTCTTGCTCCCAAGATAACATGAAAGATTGGCTGTTTGCAATCATTGCAGCAGTCAGTATTACTGTCTTTGTGGCCTTTTGTAGCTACATAATTGTTTGGGCGTACCCGTGAAATGGTTACTAATGTCATCAATATTGTTTACATTGGTGGCATCTAGTAAAGATAAAACTGAATATAAATGTGTCAGGTGGGCGTGGACAGGTGATGTTTACAACCGAAAAGTAGTATGCCTTGAGTGGCAAAAGGTAGATAAGAGATGATTCCCATCGATCCTCTAACCGCTTTAGCTGGCATACAGTCAGCAATCAGCATGGTCAAGAAGGCAGCTAATGTTGCCAATGACTTAGGCTCACTTGCGCCCATGATTGGTAAGCTATTTGACGCTAAGTCTGTAGCTACAAAAGCCATGCTTCAGGCTAAACAGTCTGGCAAAGGCTCAAACATGGGTACGGCTTTGCAGATTGAGA